CGGTCTACATTTATTTTTATTTACCAAAGACCCAGTTCCAGCAATAAAATTTAAAAACAAACTAGAAGACATAGCTGCGGCCATGGGTCGCACTGGTGATGAAATCTTTCCAAAACAATATCAGTGGTCAACTCAAGTACCCAAAGAAAGACAAACAGGCAACTGGTTAAATATGCCCTACTTCTCTGGTGAAGATACTACTAGGTATGGCATTAACGCCAAGGGGGACTCGTTAACTCCAGAAGAATTTATTACTTTAGTAGAAAAGAAAGCCATGACCGAGACTGGACTAGATGGGTTAGTGCCTGCTAAAAAATCTAAAGGTAAACTGGTTGCAAAAGATACCGACAATGTTTGGAGCGAGGCTCCACCTTGTTTGGTGCACATGAAATTAAACGGTGTGCCAGAGGGGTGTCGTAACAATGCTCTGTTTTCTTATGGTGTATTTTTTAAAAAAGTACATCCCGAAACAGAAGAATGGAAAGACAAGCTCATGGAAGTAAACAAAGAAGTCTGTTCTAAACCATTACCGCACGGTGAGATGACAGCTTTGATACAGAGTGTAGAAAAGTCTGATTATAAATATCAATGCAGTCAGCCACCTTTGGTAGATTTTTGTCAGAGTGGTGTCTGTATTACTCGTAGGTTTGGTATTGATGCAGCAGAACGTGAGCCAGTCTATGGTGGCCTTAGAAAGTATTTGACCGATCCACCACTTTGGCATTTAGATATGGATGGTCAAACCATAGTATTAGAAACAAAACAACTGCATAACTTTTCTATGTTTCAACAAAGATGTATGGAAGTATTAAACACTTGTCCACCAGATCGTAAAAAAATAGATTGGGTAGCACAACTAAACACTTTGTTACAAGACGTGCAAGAAGTTGATATGCCTTCAGATATGACTAAGAGTGGTTTGTTAGAAGAAAGTATTATAGATTTTTGTGTCAGCACAGAATCTATTTCAAGATTAGCTATCATGTCAGGAGGTGCGTATCGTTTTGAAGACACTAACGGAGCTAAACCGCAGTGGTGGTTTCGAGGACGTGATGTAGTCAAATACATTCAAGAGTATAAAAGCATGAAAACAGTTAGAGAAGCAGAGATATTTGATGAACTAAAAAAGATGGGAGCCAACAACTTGGCAAAATGGATAGACAAGAGTGTTGGCAATAAAAATATTTGGGTGTTGGATGTGATTGAGATAGATAATAGTCAGGTCACTGCAGAACAATTTAAGAAACCAATAGAGGATTCAGCATGGGAGTAATTAAATACTTTGGTCCACCTGGCACGGGTAAGACTACCAAGTTGTTAAGCTTAGTCGAGAACCACCTAGAGAGGGGCATACAGCCCGATGAAATGGCTTTTATATCTTATTCGGTCAAAGCTGCAAACGAGGCTAAAACGAGGGCTAATGCGCTCCTAGGGCTAGGTTTTGATGAGATGCCTTACTTCTGTACCAGCCATGCTTTCTGTAAACGAGTTATGGGTATTGGTCGGGTGATGTCAGGTGAGGACGTCAGAGATTTTTTAGAGGCGTACAGTTTTAATTTAACCAAGAAATACAACATGGAGAATCGACGTAGTATCAAGTCCTTGGTCGAAGATCCGTATTTCCAAATTATAGAGAACGCAAAGACAAATTGTCAGACTGTAGAAGAAGAAAGACTATCGACACTAGTCGGGTTACGTAAGGACGTGACCCCAGTTATTTTAAAAGCTGTGGCTGAGGCGTGGGAAGAGTATCGCCTGGCTAGTGTCCCCGTAATTTATTCGTTTGCAGACATGATTACTAAGTTTTTGACCGAAGGTACAACTCCTAATTTAAAGGTACTCATAGTCGATGAGGCCCAAGACTTAGCCGAACTTAACTGGAGATTGGTTGAAAAGCTAGCTAACAGCGTTGAACTGGTATACATCGCCGGAGACGACGATCAAGCCATTTACGAATGGAACGGGGCTAAACCTAAACGTTTTATAGATTACGAAGGTACAAAGATTGTTTTGGATCAATCGTTTCGAGTGCCAAGAAAGGTACACGACGTAGCAGAAACTATTTCTAAAAAGATAAAAGCTCGTGAAGAAAAAACTTACAAGCCCAGAGAACAAGAAGGCACTGTTAATGAAGTGCCCTCGATAAATTTATTGCCTTTGAAAGAAGGTCAGTGGTTAGTGTTAGCTTCTTGTGATTACATGTTATCGGATGCTGATAAGGGTTACAGTATTAGAAAGTATTTGATCGACAATGGTTATCCCTTCTCTCACAATCACTATCGTTACATACCTTACAAAATGATCTCAGCCATGACGGCTTGGGATAAACTAAACACTGAGGGTAAGTTAACAGTAGGTGAATTAGGGGATTTATATTCTTATTTAGGCAAAGAACATGTTAAACGAGGTTTTATAACTAAAGTATTAAACGAAGAAAACAAAGCACAAGAAGTAACGACGCAACAAATAATAGATATGTACGGACTAAAAGAAGAATGTTTAGCTAAGGATTGGCAAGACATCTTTACTAAAAGCATTGATGTACAACGTCGAGCTTTTATTGAGAAAGCAAAAGCAAACAACGAGGATTTGTTTGGTGAACCTAGAATAGCTATCTCTACTATTCATCAAGCCAAAGGTGGAGAAGCAGAGAATGTTGCTGTATTGCTGGATTTATCTCCTGCACAGCAAGAGGATTTTATTTTAAAACCCGATGGGCTGCACCGACAATTTTATGTAGCAGTAACTAGAGCATTAGAAAATTTGTATTTAGTTAAAGCTAGAAACGACAACTATAGGTATTTAGTATGAGCGTATTTAAACCAGCAACCGAATGGATTGCACCAGACACTTTCCCTACCGAACTTTTAGTAAAAGCTAAAGAAGTAGCAATAGACTTAGAAACTCGAGACCCAAACCTTATGTCTATGGGTCCTGGTTATATTAGAGGTGATGGTGAAGTCGTAGGTATTGCCGTGGCTTGCGATGGGTTTGAGAACTACTTTCCATTTGGCCATGAAACTGGTTTCAACTTTCCTAAAAACAAAGTGGTTAACTTTATTAAGAAAGTTTGTGCCAGTGACAACGATAAAATATTTCACAACTCTACTTATGATGTGGGTTGGCTAGAAGCTTTGGGCATAAAAGTTAACGGTAGGATTATTGATACTATGATTATTGCACCTCTGGTGGATGAGAATCACTATTCATATTCGTTAAATGCTTTGGGGCGTATGTATTTAAATGAAGGCAAGACTGAGACAGAGTTAAATGAAGCTGCAGCAGAGTGGGGACTCGATCCAAAAGCTGAAATGTGGCGTTTACCCTCGGCTTATGTAGGCACTTATGCTACTCAGGATGCAGCGCTCACACTAAAACTCTGGAATTATTTTAAGGTAGAGCTAGAAAATCAAAACCTTTGGAATGTGTTTGATTTAGAAATGGATGTTTTGCCTTTGATTATGGACATGAAACGCACAGGGGTACGCGTGGATTTAGAACGCGCGGAACTAATTAAGAAAGATTTAATTAGTAAAGAGAAGAAACTATTGAAACAGATAGAACAAGACTCTGGAGTGAAAGACATACAAATTTGGGCAGCACGTTCATTGGCAAAAGTATTTGATGCTTTGAAATTAAGTTATCTACGCACACCTACTGGACAACCTAGCTTCACCAAAGCTTTCTTAGAGAATCATACGCACCCAGTGGCCGCTATGATTAGAGAAGTTAGGGAGCTCAACAAATCTCACAGCACATTTATTGATTCTATTTTAAAACATGAGTACAAAGGCAGGATACACGCAGAGATTAGACAGCTCAAAGGTGAGTCTGGTGGCACAGTCACTGGTCGGTTGTCCATGAGCAATCCAAACTTACAGCAAGTACCAGCACGTAATAAACGTATCGGTCCTTTGATTCGTTCGTTGTTTCTACCAGAAGAAGGAGAGCGCTGGTGTTCGGCAGACTTTAGTCAGCAAGAGCCAAGAATATTAACGCACTATTCAGATTTATCTAAGTATGAAGGAGCAGATATTATTGCGGATGCCTATCGAGAAGGCGACGCAGACTTCCATCAAGAGGTGGCAACCTTGGTAGGTATTGATCGAAGCACAGCTAAGACCATTGGTTTAGGGATTATGTATGGTATGGGTAAAGGTAAACTAGCTGATCAGTTAGGAGTTACCTTGGATGAAGCAGCAGAAGTATTGAGTAAGTTTAATACTTATGCTCCCTTTGTGCGTCAGTTAGCTGACTCTGTCATGCGTAGTGCAAATCAAAAAGGTTACATCAAAACTTTATTGGGTAGACGTTGTCACTTTGATATGTGGGAACCAGTAAAGTATGGCACGGGTAGACCGATGAAATACAAAGAAGCTATACACGAGTATAATGGTGAAATAAAAAGGGCTTTTGTTTATAAAGCACTAAACAAACTAATTCAAGGTTCTGCGGCAGACATGACCAAAAAGGCTATGGTGGACTGTTATCAAGCAGGTTACATGCCACTGTTACAAGTTCATGATGAGCTTGTCTTTTCTGTGGCCTCGGATGAGGACGTAGCAGAGATAAGTAAACTTATGGAGGATGCTGTACCCTTGTGTGTACCTAATAAGGTAGATGCAGAGGTTGGCAAAAACTGGGGTGACTCGATGGAGTCATCAAACGATTAACTAAAATTTGAGGATCAAATGGATACTACAAAATGGAAAAGCGTAGCAATACGTAAAGAGATAGTTGAACTGGCTGCTGACATTGGTGAGAAGACAGAACGACCTACGAGTAATGTATTTGCTTTCGCTGTAAAACGTCTCGCTCAAGAGATGAAAGAAGGTAAATTAAAAGAAGTACCGAAAGCATGAAGCACGTAATTAAATACGAGTCACCGTATACGTACAATGACTTTACAAGTGAGGACCGTCCGGAAGGACGTTTCTATGATTGTTATGGACATAAACTGCCCTCGGTGACTTCAATTTTATCAAAGACAAAAGAAGATAACGACGGAATAAAACAATGGATAGAACGAGTTGGTGAAGAAGAAGCGAACAGAATAAGACAAGAAGCGGCTATACGTGGTACTAATATGCACTACATATTAGAAAAACAAATAGTCAATGGGAATCTTTGGGACTATCGTCCAGATAGTCCTGATGAAAAACAGGCGTACAAAATGGCCTGTAAAATAATGGATGAAGGTTTTCCCAGGATCGGTCAAGTCTATGGCTGTGAAGTATCACTGTTTAATACAGATAAATACGCTGGGAAAGCTGATGTGATTGGAATCTTTGAAGGTCAGCCAGCTATTATGGACTTTAAACAGACCAACAAACCCAAACGCCGTGAGTGGATTCAAGATTATTTTTATCAGTTAGTGGCTTATGCCTTGGCTCACAATGCAATGTATGGCACCGACATACAAAAAGGAGCAATCTTGATGTGCTCGGTTGATTTAAATTATCAAGAGTTTGTAATTCAAGGAGATGAATTTAAACGTGTCAGTGAAGATTGGTTGAAGAAAGTAGATCAGTATTGGGCAGAGAATATTTTTACTGATCCAAATGAAGCTGTCTAAGAGTCTTGATTAAATATGCTCATTTTTGATTTATCAGGATTAGGGTCTTCTTTTAATTCATATTTATAAAGCTCTTTTTCTGCAAACTCATTAAAAATTTTTGTAAACTCTTCGTTGGGGTACTCAACTGCTTCCACTCTTGCTATAGCTTCTTCCGAAGCGCCATCTCTTTTTAAAGTTTCTATAAAAGTATCTTTTGTATTAAAAAATGCTTCACTTGGATTTAAAGGTATAAATTTTCCTGATAGGTCAAATAAATTACCAGTATCTTCTTTAGAGATGGATCTATTTCTATCAATTATTCTTTCTAAGAATTGTTCCGGAGTTAAATAAATTTCATTTCCTGCCTGAATTACATTTTTTCTAGTTTCATTAACTAGCTCGTAATATTTTTCATTTGCTGTTCTATATGTCTCTAATAAATCAGAAGTGTCCATAAACTCTTTTCCGAAATCGTATTGAGGCTGTCTAATATCTCTTGCTAAAGAACTTTTAGTTTTTTTGTACTCTGACAATCCAAACTGAGCAAAATTATCTAATAAGTTTGTAGTGTTGTAGGTAAGTCCACTAATTCTAGCAATACCTGCCACTTCATCTATCTTTCTTCCCCTTCTGGTGTAGCTCTCTTCTTCTTTAGTTAAACCAATAGATTTTTTAAATGATTCTGAAAATTTTTGAATTTGAGGAATTGCTCCTGGCCCTCCAAGTCTTAAAGCATAATTAAGCATTTTCCCACCTTTTTCCATAAGACTGTCTGTGTCGTTATATATTGGTCTACCGGTGCTCGAATTATTATTTGATACTAAATCTATTCCTAGTTGAAAAGCGATGGAAAAAGATACGTAAGGTTCTAAGAAATTTTTTATACCTTTAATTATACCGTCTAAAGCTTTTTGTGGGTCCTCTTCTTCTACACCTTCAGCAAAACCTTTAAAAGTGGATCTAAAAGGCGCTGCTACCACATCATAAGCATCAGAATTAGTTAAATTAACATAAGTTACATCTCCCGTATTTTTATCATAACTAACAATTAAAATATTATCTTCTTGTTCCCATTCGGGTAAAAAGGCTGTGGCAATAGCTGCAACAGCGCCTACACCAAGTCCTAGCTCTAATACTGAAACTGCTCTAGGCACAGTCTGAACGGCGCCAACGTAAGTAGCAAAAGAAGTCGCTCTAACTATACCTCTTTTTCTTAATTTTTTGCCAACGTCTGGATAAAGACCTTGATTTTTTAATTCTTTTCCTAGTGCCTCTTCCTGTTTAGCTGAATAAATAACGTTCGCTGAAGTTCTAACCTGTTCAGTTGGAAAAGCAGTGAAATTACCAAAAGGTGATGCTCTTAGCTTTTCAGTAAAAGGCGCAACAAGATCATAGTTTGGCATATTGTTACGCACTCGATAAGAAGCTATTTCTTTTATAGCCTCTTCTAATTTACCTTTAGGCGTAGGAGCATTGAGGCCTTGAATAAATTTTTCATTAAACATTAGTTTTTTAATTACTTCTATATAGTCTTCTGTAATTTTTCTATACTCTGTGCTTCTTTCCCACTCTGCTTCTTTCCCTGCAATCGACTGCGCTTGATAATTAAATTCAGATTCACTAGGCTGCTTTATACTAAAAATATCTGTGAACGTTTTCTTTTCTGCTTCATAAGCATATTGTTTCCAAACATTATCTCCAAATTGATAAGATTTAGTTAAAGGATCTGAAACATAATCTCTAAAAAGTTTTCCTCCTTTTTGTAAAATATTTTTTTTATCACTACCATGATACTCTGCATCCATAGCTGCTACATAACCCATTGGATCGTCGAATCTACCAGCTAGCTCTGCTTGAGCAATAACCTCTCTAGCAAAAACCCCAGTGTTTAATACTCCGTATCTGTAACTTTCTTGTCCTTGTTCGGTGGTCATGTTTTTAAAATCAGCTGTTACTGTTCTCCAAATGTCTCTGTATTCTTTTGGACTATAAGCCTTTAAATTACCATTTATTAAAACAAATCCTATGCCGGATTCTAAATTTCTTAACTGTGTTGAGGGGCTATATATTAATTTCATTCTTTGAACAATGTTTTTAGGTCGTAAAATAGAATAAACGTAAAGAGGATGCCCAGTGACAGAATTAGTGCCATTTCTTAAGTAATTACCTCCTACCTCTTCTATGGCTTGAGCAAATTCTGGCGTTGCGTAATAACCGTTAAAAGGATTGGTTTCATCTTGAATTACATTTATTTTTTTGGAAAAAGCACCGCTTTTAACAGGAGATATTTGTCTAGCTTCAGGATCATTAGCAATATTAAATAAAGTGTTAAAAGTTTTAAGATTACTAATAAGCTCTGCTTGCTTTACCGCAGTATATGCTCCTCTAGCTATTGGATTTGTTACTTCATCCATCACTGCTTTTATTTCTTTAGGTAGAGCACCTACTTTTTTTAATACTCCTCTATCAATAAATATATCTGCCACGTCATCTTGTATTGTTTCAGCTTCAGCAGCTGTTTGATTTGAAGGTATAGTTAACTCTCCTGGAGTTTTTATCCTGTCATATAAATCGTTTAATTCTTGTTCTGCTTGTGCATTAGCTTCAGCAAGAGTTAAGCCAGAAGTTTCTTGCAAGGTGTCAGAGAGTAATCTTTTAGCCGTTGCGTGTTGAGCTTTTTGTGCTTTAGTAGCAAGTAGTCTATTTGGCGCTTTATAGGTCGGGTCAACAAATAAACCATAAGTGGTTGTTACATAACTACCAATTCTTTTTTTAATAGCGTCTCTAATTTCTGGACCATATCTTTGTTGGTTAGGATCTAGTTGCTTCATTAAATTTAATATTTCTATAGATTGGTTATCTATCGTACGACGCAAACCTTTTGCATAATCTATGGTTTCTTTTGGGATACCTATGTCTTTTAATTGTTGTACGGTTGGTTTATTTTTTGGACTTGTTAAATATTTATCTATTAAGTCATAAGCGTAAGAACTTAAATTACTATAACCTTTTTCTCGTAAACCCGAATCAACTTTAATTTTTTGTTTACTAAGTCCTCGTAAAGAATTATCTGCTTTTACAGCTAAGTCCTGCATTTTTTTAGTCACCGCTCTAATTTCATATCTATCTCTTAAAATAGTATTGTAAAGTTCTGAGTCTAAGCCTCTATCTGCTTTAAATTGTTTTCTACCTTTTGCTAAAAGAAAACTTAAACTACGTTTTGCATCTATATTATTTAAAATATCTTCTTCGGTAGCTCCTTTTGGAATATTTTTTAAACCCGAATAAACTTTCCCTTGAAATGTTTTTGAAATATTGTCTAAGCTGAATAAACTAGCTTTGTCTGCTATGTTAAAAGCATCTTTAGTTAAATTTAAAGGATTGTTAGTGTCTTGATTTATTTCAACAAAAGACATAGGAATACTCCTGTCTTTAGGATCCACCCAAAGTGGAGAGTATATTTTGTTATTGTATTCTATTTCTATGTCTTCTAATTTAGCAGCAGTGGCTAAATTAGTAGTTTCATCAAAAAAATCTTCAGCTTTATAGTCTTTAAAAAAACTTTTTTTAGTCTTAGGATCTTTTAAAGTTACATAATCCGGCACTCTTTCATTTTGATCGTTAAGTTTAGTTTTACCTTTTTCATAAAAAAATAAACGAATTTTTGAATTAGCTGGAATATCTCTAAACTGAAAAGCTTCGTTTATTCTGCCTTCGGTATCTACTCTATTAGCTGGTGTTACTTTTACTGAGTTGTTTATTACGCCAAAAGAATTAAAACTGTCCGAAGGTCTGACTATTTCTCCTTCGTCGTTTCTATATAATTTATCATCATTAACAACAATGCTTGGATCAAATCTTGGAGGTATATTTATATTATTTTCTTCTCCAGTTGGATCGCTGAAGGTAGTGTCTTTTACTAAAGGTTTATTTTTTACATATTCATTTACGGCTTGTGCACCCTGAGATAGACTACCAAGAGGTCCACCAGCAACAAACCCTCCAGCGAAAGCTTCCAGATATTCTATAACAGCTTGTTCATCTTCGGGCCTAATCGGCAGTCCTGCTTGATATCTTTCTATGGCTGTTTGAACACCTTCCGTCCCCGCTTCTATTGGAGCTCCTTTTGCAAAACCTTTAGCGGCACCGGTTAAAAAAGTTTGAATAGCAGTGTCTTTTAAAGGTTTTCCTGCGCCTCCTGTAAAAATAAAAAGCGCACTATCAAGCGTGGATTGAAGCACAGCAGCACCAGCTGCCGTTGAAACATCTACATCTTCTGCAGTTAACTCTTCAATACTTTTTTCAGTTTGTGCTACTTCAACTTGTCTTTCTAAATTTTTTCCAAACATATAAGGAGCAGTGGCTATAAGATAACCTAAACCAAATAAAAGAGGAGTAGCAACCGAGTAAGCTGCGGCAGTCGGAGGACTAGCAAGCAGCGGAGAAAATGCTTTTACAGCGGTCAATCCTCCAGCAACACCAAGAGCAGTTACAGGTATGGTTCCAGCAATCGTTTCACCAGCATAATCAGTTAAAGTTTCACCCGCTCCTCTTGCAAAATTTTCAGGTGTGTCAGTTTGAAAACGTTCTGTAACGTCTTGAAAAGTAGTTTGTTTTATTTCAGGTGCAGGTTCTTCTTTCAGTTCTTGTGCTCTTTCGCGCACAGACTCATCAGTGCCAACAAGACCTAAATCAAAAGCAGATTCAGCGGTTTCGGGTATATCTTTTACCCCAGTTTTAAAGGCAGAAAAAATTCTTTTTAAAAATCCTGGGTCTTCAGGAGGAGTTATAGCATCTTTCGATTGTTCTACTGGGGAGAGACTAACAGTTTCTTGTGCGGCTTCTGGGTAAAGTTCTGATATTTTTGTTCTAAGTTCTTCTAATTTTTCTTCTGAAATATCATCGGGTATTTCTAAAAGTCGGCCATCAGGAAGAGTAACTATAGTAGACATATTTCATCATTTAGTTTCTTTTGTTCACAAATCGTCAGGTCCAATAAATTTATCTTTACGAAGAGCGGCCATTATTAGTTGTACTTGTTTTTCAAATTCTTTTCTACCCTCTTCTGTGCTTAAATCATACAAAGGATTACCTATCCTATCTTTCTGTTTTAAAACCAGTTCTACAGCTTTTTCTCTAAATGCCTCTTCCGAATCTCCAACATAAGCTCCATAAACTTTTAACAAAGCATCTTTTACTGGACCATCTGGCATAGTGGTTATTGCTTGTACCCTAAGTTCTCTTCTTTCATCAGCAGTTAATGCTTGAGCAGTTGGAAACTCTATTCCTAAAGCTTGATCTAAAGATTTTTCAAGTAAATTTCCTTGAACTAAGGCTTCTGTTTCTGGTACGTTTCCCATGCCTTCAGCGGCAGCAGTTTTAGATTGGCCTAAAATATCTAAAAATCCTGACGTGCCCCCTTCTAAACTTTTACCTGATAACAAAGCACCAGAACGTTTTAACTCCATTCTTTCTTTAGTCAAAGGAGTATCAAGCGGAACATCGGAAAATTCTTTTAAAATTTTCTTAATTTTTTCTGTGTCAACAGCTAGTGCTCCAGACTCTAATTGCTGTACTTCTTTTTCATTTACTATATCTAAAAACTTTTTTCTTTCTGAGTCTACAATATTATCTTTTACCCCTGCCACCAAATCTTGCTCTTTAACTTCTTTTGGAATCATTATATTTTCTATTTCTGACTCTAATTCATTATCTAATAAAGTTACGTTGTCTAACTGATCTATATCTAAAGGAGCATTAATTTGAGAAAAAATTTCTGCAACTTTGCTTTTATACTCTTCATTTAACATATTTAATTTTTGTTGAAGGTCAGCTTCTATTGCTTCTAAATTTGTATCAGTAAAATTTCCTTCACTATCTATTTTTTGTCTTGCTTCTTGAGCAAGAGCTTTAGCAAGTTGTTTATATTCTTTTGTTAAATTTTCTACAGTTTGTTCAGCACTGTTAATAACATTTTCAGCAGGTTGTTTTAAATTTTCCATAATAGGCATGTCAACTTTAGTTGCTTGTGGAGTCATGACAGAAGCCATATTATTTAAAGCTTCATTTATTTGTTGATCGCCAGACTCAAATACCTCTGGTACTAAGCTGCCCGCTTCCATACCAACAGGATAGTCAACTGTGCCGCCAGCTCGATAGTCTATGGGGTTAACAAAACCTCCTTCTTTATAACGAGGAATAGGAGCTAATCCAGAAACTATGCCCTGTGGTAAATTGTCAAACATTTTTCTATTACGCCAGCTCATCGTATAGTGAAGTTTATGTTTGGAAGAGTGCCTATTCCAGAGTTAGGGTTAAAAACCGGTGTAGTAGAAAGAGCATTTCCAGTAATATTTGTACCAAAAGCAGGTGGCGTGATAGTAGGAGCAAACTTACCTGTAGGTTCAAAAGGAGGTGGGTTTATGTTAAAAGAGCCAATACCCGTTTGAGGCAGTAGTGGAACAGTCGATAAAGCAGGATTAGTAAAGTCAATACTTGAACTTTGTGTAGGTTGTTGAACAGGTTGTTGAACAAATTGTTGAGGTCCTCCTGTTAAACCTAAAAAGGGTCCAATGCCACCACTTCTTATAAATTCTAATGCTTGAGCACGAGGGTCAATTCCTGGAAGTGCTTCAAAGGTAGTAGTAGCTGTGGTGGTAGGCAATAAACCAAGCGCAGTTTGTAATGCAGATAATCTTTCTCTAGGCTCCGCTGCTGATCTAACAGCGGCATCAAATCTAGCGTCACTTCTCGCTTGTTCAATACCTCTACCAAGACCACCTAAACTACCTAAAGTTTGAATTTGTCTTTGTAAATTTCGTAGTCCAGTAGTTCCTAAACCAGCAAACTGTTGACCAGTGCTGCCCATAAATCTACCTATGTTTCCAAACTGTTGTCCGATAGCACCTAAACCTCGACCAGCAGTTTGTGCTGCTTGTTGAGCTAATCCAAAACCTTTAGACCTAATACCACCAATGGCTTCTGCTAAACCTCTACCTAAAGCTCTGTTTCTTTCTGACTCCATTAATCTGCCGCGTGAACCACCAAATGCTCCAGCGCGCACTGCTTTAAATCTGTCACCAATACCAGCTATGTCAGACCTTTCTGTTAAGTCCCTAATGGTTTGTTCTACCACGTCTTGTTCAAAAGGATTGTAAAAAGCGCTAGCGGCACTGGGCGCAAATAATCCTGCTGCTGCACCGAGTGCACCTGCACCTGCACCTAGAGTGTTAAATCCTTGTTGTGCCATGTTTGCGCCAGTTTGTAAAAAAGGTTGAAAGCCACCGAGGCCACCGGCTAGTATTCTTGCTTGTTGCTCTAATGGATCAAATCCAGCTATTTGTTGCACTGGAATAGGTGTAGGTTGAGAAGCTACATCAAAAGCAGATTCTAAAAACCCACGACGCATTTTTTGTGCATAAGGATCTTCAAAATTTACAACGGTTGTTGGGTTTAATACAGCCATTATGCCATCTGCTCCGCTTCTTTCATTAGTTTATATAAATTCCTTGCGCCAAGCACTCTAGTCGCTGGTCGCGTCATTACAAATTCACCCGGCTCTAAAAATGCTGGTGTGATATCGCCTGGACCATCGTCGTCCATTCTATCAGGATTAATCTTACCTCCAGCTTCTAAACCCATAATACCACCAGCCTCAGCTGTGGCGATAGGTGTAGTACCCATTGGCATATTTTCAGGACTTATGTTTGCGTATTGTTGTCCTTGTATTAAAGCTGGTTGTAAATTACCTATGCGATAATTTTGATTGTCTAAAGCAGCAATCATTTCAGGAGTATATCCAAAAGCTGCAGTTCCTGTTGGGATTAGCTCTGATGGATCTTTAGGAGAAGGTCTTTTTAATAAATTTCTAAGCACAATTAAATTAGCTAAAGTGCTTAAACCACCCCCTCCAAAAAAGCCTCCACCCTGAGTTTGCATACCTCCACCCTGAGTTTGTCCTCCAAAAATTGTATTTAAAATATTTGGTATTCCAGAAGTATTTGCTCCGGGGTTTATACCACCCGTATTTAAAGGGCCACCAAAAAAATTACCAACACTTTTACTAAGATTACCTAACAATCCAACTTTGTCTTGTCCGGGTAATATATACTCTCCAACATTTCTAAAAATATTTCCAACATTTCCTCTTAAACTGTCAAGACCTCCTGTGCTTTTACCCATAGTTAATAATTGAAGAGGGTTGGCCTTGCCTCTTGCTACATCAGCAACAGTCATTGCTTTATTTAAAACTCCTGCTACAGTTCCAATAGGACCTGGAACAAATTGCAAAACAGGTGCTGCTTTACGTGCTACTTTTTTTACGCTTTTAAATACTTTTTTTAAAAAACCAAACTCTGGCATACCTGTAATTGGGTTGATAGACATACCTTCGCCAACGGTATACTCATTAGGATCTAGTCCTACTTGTTGCATTTCTTGAAATAAACGAGCTCTAGTTTCTGGGCTAATTACAGGCGGCACTACCATCTCTCCGGCAGCAACGTGAGCCATGTATGAGTCTTCGTCTCTGCCTAATGTTGCTATGCCTGTGCCACTATTGTCTATTTTATTCATACCATGTAAATTTTACTCTATATATGTTAAATGTTTTAAGGATTTTCTGCACTACTTTTTAGCCAAAAAACCAATAAATATCTATCACCAGACTGAACGGGTAGTCCTCTGTGCATGTGTGTAAAACTAGGGAATAGCATAGCATTTCCTATGGGCAAAGGATAGATAGTGCCTCTTTTAAAAAATTCAGTGCCTCCTCCTTCATATTCACCAGTATTTAAAGGCACAACCATACTTATATCAGCGTCAGCGTCGTGATGCCAAGCGCCTTGTTTTTTATCTTTTAAATTGTAATTAGCTATTTGTATATTGCCTGTTGTTACATGACGATTCCAAATGTTTAAAAAAATAGGGTTGACTACGCTCTCTACCACAGTCATTAACGAATCAAATAACTCGGGACAATGTTCATTAAATACTATCTCGGGTATTTGTCGTAGTACATCTTCTTGTGGGTTAGGACTGAAATCAATCGTTTGTTCCATGTGTTTTACTTCATCGAGCAAGACGTCACAAAATTTTTTTGAGAACAAAGGTAAAGTGTAAACGTCAGGTACGGGTTCTTTTATGATTGCATCTAAAGGAGTTTTTTCTAAGTCCTTGGTCCCTAGCTCTTCGTAGAAGGTTATGATATTGCCTAACGAAGCTTTGGTTCTTTCTAAGGTATCTGGTTCTATAAACCAATCAGCAGGATATTTTAGTAATAAGTTTTTAAACTCATACACTAGTTGTTCCTGCTAACACCTTTCATCTTTTCGTAAGAACGTAGTCCTCCAAGGCCAAGCATACCCATAAGAATTGTACTAAGTTGTGAAAAATCAAAGCTAGGTAGCTCGGTATTGACTCCTGCTAATACTAAAACAAAACCTAGTATGGGTGAGATTACAAAATGATATGCTAGTGCTACCCCGCAGGTCCACCCTACAAAGGGACGCCAACCTGCAACAAACATACTCTTGTGTGCTGCTTCTTGTTTATTTATTTCTATCTGCGCTAAATTAGCTGAATGAAAAGCGGTCTTGAGCTCATGGTCTAATTTAGCCTTCAGATCCTTATCAGCCACAAATTTGTCAAGCACATTGCCAGCTACGCCTACTATTGATTCAATCATTATTCCTCATACAAGTTGTTAAAAGTTATACTAGGGTCTAAATAACTTTCATGTTCTTCAGCAGAGTGAGTCCATTGTGAAGGGGTAAAGTCAGGTGCACCCTGACCTGTAACCCATAATGCTGGACTAGTAGCCCTAACTCTATTATTAGGCAAAGCGACAAAGTTACCTTTCCACTTGCCTTCCTCGGTTATATATAATACGTGCGATTGTTTATGTTGAGCAGGATCGTCAGCAATATCTGAATCAGTATAGTCTACGGTGAACAAATATTTACCTTGATAAAAATCACCTCCTATCTTGCAAAGCCAAGGACTTGAGCTCACTCGATCCATAACTATAGTGCTATGCGTTCTTGATTCGCAGTCCCAAGGTTGAGCTAAATGATCTTCCATAGGTTCAGGCCATTCTTCTACAGGTATATCCGCTATCAAAGCTTGAATAGGCATCCGTGCCCACATAGCACCACCGTGCACGTTTTTATCGGGATCGTCTTCTTCGCAACCAGTAAAAACTACTTGAAAGCTTAACGATCTATCAGGAATGGTGTTTACTGCAATAGCCAACGCGTGAAGATACTCGCCATGATAGTCTTCGTGATTTGCTGTAAACTCTTTTCTTACCCAACACTTAAAGTGGGGTATGTTACTAAGTAGAAAAGCCACTAATTATTTTCTTTTCTTTCCGCCTTTCTTTTTGTACTTAGTTTTTTTCATAGCGGTAACTTTGCCGCCTTTTTTCATGTATTTAGTTTTTTTGTGACCTGGCATTTTGTCTCCTTGTCTTTGTGTTAATTTTAGCTACTGGAGGAAGTTTTATTGTTTCCAAAGGATCTAACGGTAAAGTTTCTCCAATAACACTTTTCTTTGTTTTACCAAACATAGTTAGTCTATTTTACTACCAGCGGGTACTATTTTACCACCTTTTCTTTTAACCATATCTTCAGCAAGAACTCTAGATAAGTTCATGCCCATACGAAAGGGTTTGCCATCATACTCACCTACCACGTCAAATTTCATTCCTGTAGTCATAACTAGCTCCGTTAAGATGATCTGTAACCGCCACCACGTTTTTTATAGGTTCTAACTAACCAAGCGTTTGCATAAGCTGAAGGATAAACTTTAAATTTACGTTTGGCTTCTGCTTTTACCCTAGAATATAAAGCTGGATTGGTTGGCTTAGAACCACTCTTGCTTTTTGTTTTTCTTGATTTTCTTTTTGTTGCGGCCATTTAACACCTCCATCTGCGTCTTGCTTGCCTTAATCTAGAATTAGGATTTTTTGCTGCTTTAGGGAACTTTTTCATTTGTCCCGCTGATCTAGCACAAAATGACTTTCTTCTAGCTTTCTCTTTTTTAGTTAAACCTTTTTTCTTTGTAACTGCTGTTTTTAATTTTGAACCTGGATTCTCTCGACGATATCTAGCCACTCCGGCTTTGGTCATACCAGCACCTTTTTTAGTGGGCCTAAAATATTTTTTAGTCTTTGGCGGTTGCTTGTCTCTATTTCTACGCATAAGTTGTTTTCTTTCTACGGTCTGACATTACCACACCACAGCCTTTGTGATTACGTTTTTTGTATTTTTTAGTGGTTTTACCCAGTTGCGCTCTAGAAATAGCCATTAGACAAATGTTTTAACGTTGGTCGGTTTGCCTCCTACTCCCTGTTTTTTAGCGCGTTTCCTTGAAACGGCTGACCTAATTTGAGCTTTTGTCATACGTGCTGCTTTTGCTTTAGGCACACACTTTGGATATTTTCTTTTGCGATCAGATTTAAGTTTTGTTCTACCACATTTTTTAAAGCCACCACCCTTTTTAGGTGCGCCTATGTCCACCCAATCTTGTTCAAACCATTTTTTAAGTCCAGTGCTCATTAAACTATTCTATAATTTTTGCCATCAAAAGTCATGGCTACTTTACGGTTTGCTCGACTCACAAATGATACATGGACCCAACCACTACGAGGATCGATACCATCATAGTATTCTAAAATAAGTTGATCGTACTCTAGGTTGTCTTTTATGTAATTAAATAAATCTTGGTTATCTACTGTGGGTATTTCTATATCTACAGCTTGTCCCAAACAGTGTTGGCTTTTAGCAGAACCGCCTATGGCTTTGTTCAAAGTTTCACAACGATAGCCACTATTAGGAGTAAAAGGTACTTTGTAATAATCTCGTAAGGGTTGCACTACAGAAGCGCACAAACATTTTAAACTTTTAAAAATTTCTTTGTCAGTGACAGAATTATCAATATTTTTTCTAGTAGCAGTTTGACTCTTAGTAAATTCTCTAAGAGTAAAATTATTACTTAGTTTTGTATCGTTGTTCCAACTTTTTTTAAACATTATGAAATAGTGATAGTAACAGTGCCTAAGTTAGCAGTCATACTAGGACTAAATCTAACTTTGGTTCCTATAACAGTAATTATAGCAAAAGGTTCGCTAATATCAGCAAAACCCACGCCGTCAAATACCTGTAATGAATTAGTGGTGGTGTTAAAAATAATCGTGCCTGGATTAAATACAGCTTTATCTCTTTCCGTAGTAGTAAATTGTTCGGTATTGATAGGATCAAACTCGCCTAAATTTATTTCTAAAATTCTAATTAATCTATTAAATAAATCTGGAGTTACTTCATTAATAGCTAAAGGCAAACTAGTGTTTAATAGTTTAGCCATTATCTTCTACCGTCAGTTCTAATATCGTAACGTGTTGCGCCTAATCGCCAACCTACTCCTAAATTACCATTATCACCATCGTTAGAGTTCACTCTAAGCACTGCTTGTCTGCCTCTAACTCTAATGTGACCTTGTTGTGTAGCAGGACTTACCGTAGAAGTTTGTCCAGAGCTTAAAGTATCTCCAGGGAAGTTTCTAGTTTTAGTAACTATGTTTACGTTAGAAGCTGTATCATCATCCAAAAATTTTACGTCCGGTATAACTCGACGCAAGAAAGAAAAACTTTCACCATCACCAATATCAAAATCTCCTGACTCAATAAACACGTTGGTCATTTCAGAGCCGTCGTCATCAAAACCAAACTCGTGTTGAAATAAATAATTACTACCAGCAGCTTGCGGGAAGTTTTCTATATTAGAATCTAACCAAGCAGTTCTATTTAATTGTCCGTAGTACCATACTTGTTCTTGATAATTATAAATAACATATCTATCTATTTCAGTTGAACTAGCAGAAGGGTAGAACCAGCCTATCTCTGAATGTTTATTATTACTAAAGCCATGTATTTTAAAAGCTTGGCTTTTATTAATATCACTAAAAACATAGTTTTTTACTGCACAAGGTATTTGTTTAACTGTACCGCTATACACATAAAAAGAATCATGGCTCATAAAGTACACTCCGTTGGGTGCTGTTATGGCTGCTTTTGGTCCGATTAGCCCTGTGTTTTCATTAATTAAATTTACGCCAAAAGTAAATGGCGGACCAACAAACTGCATGCTATACATAGAGGTGTCAGTGAAAACTATAATTTCTTGCCTCGCTTTTACGGCACCAATAATTTTAGACCCAGAGGAAAGCCTCAGTTCCCCAGCTGTATTAGTTGTTAAAGTTTCAAACTCTAAAAGATTTTCTTGATCGCTAAAAGCTATAAGCATTGGATCTATCTCGCCTGTTCTGTCTCCAGTTGCGCTAAGTGGGTCACAACCAAAAACTATTAAATGTCTATCTATCTCTGAAGTTAAAACTTGTAGCCCAACAGTTGGCACTTTGTTAGCACCAGACTGACTATGTAATTCAATGGCTCTAGTTGAGGTGGTGTCATTTTCAACCCAACGATATATGCCTCCACCTCTGACATTAATCACAAGGTCCTCACCGTAATTATCGTGAGTCCAAATTCTTAAATTAGTTATCGCTGTTTCTACCCCAGCTAAAGACACTTTGCCCCAACCAGTGAAGTCATCAGCGTTATTTGCATTACCCGTAGCTAACCGCACAGTGACACCATCGCTATGCGCTGCAGCTGTAGTGCCCTGCACACCACGAGTACAACTACTAAGAGTATTGGTGGACACTGATCCTATAGTAATTAATTCTTCGCCTATCAAAATAGTGTCACTAGCTACAAACCCAGTGGCATCAGTTAAAATAATAGTTGTGTCTGAATCAGAAATGCCTCCCGAATCATTTAAAGTAGTAGTCAAGGCTCCGTCAGTGATACCACCCCAAAGACCTGCTCCCCAACCTGTAGCAGAGACTACTGTATCTAGACCAGTATTAATTTGATAGACACCATCGGTGCCAGAGCCACTATTACCAGTGTCACTACTATTAGCAGTTACAGTGCTTCCAGAAGTATCTTTAGCAGTAATTGTATAAGTATTACCATCAATAATACTTGCTATTTGATACTCTTGATTTAAAACAGTAGCAGTAATTAAACCTCCTAAACTAGCTGCTCCAGAAAAAGTAACAAAATCATTTACCACTGCTCCGTGAGCACTATCGGTTACCGTTAAAGTAGAGGAACCATTAGTAGCAGCAAAGGTTATAGAGTTGGTGCTAGTTTTTCTAATTGGCGTAATATCATTAAACGCGTTGTTATTTTCAACGACATAATATTTTAAATGTGTACCTACTCCTAAATATTTTGTTCCTGCTAGAGAAATAAAATTATGTAACGCTCTAGCGGTCCCTTCATAGGTAGCTGAGATTAATTTTTGCCAACCACCAAATTTTTCTGGTCTACCAGCACGAAATCTAATTAGGTTGCAATCAAACCAGCCAGGCTCATTATCATAAGCTGTGCCTTCTCGATTTATTCCAGGTTTAAAAACATATTTTTGTAGTGCCATTTTTTCATTTTACACGAAAAAATAAATTAGAAGAGAGTGATTTTTAACATAAACCCAGTAATTGTCAGCATGATTGTGCCAAAAAATACCAAGCCTCCTCTAATACTTTTGTTAATAGATTTTACTTCTATTTCGATACCGTCTA